CCCATAACACAAGCTGCTACCACAGTTGCAAGCCCTAATGCGGCCTACCAGAGAATGAGTCAGTTCTGGGATTTGATAACAGATTTGAAAGAAGGGACATACAAGATAAGAAGTGAACATAGAAAGTATTTACCACAGGAAGCAAGAGAAACAGATGATAGCTATGACGTAAGGCTAAGTAGATCAACAGTAGTCCCATATTTGCAGCGTATTGAAAAGATGCTGTCAGGTATGTTGGTAAGAAAGCCAGTAAGACTAGATGATGTATCTGATTTAGTAAGAGAACAGTTGTTTGATGTTGATTTAGAGGGTAACGATTTAAACGTATGGCTTTATAACACAGCAAGACTAGCAATCAGCTTTGGTCATGTTGGAGTATTGGTAGATGCACCGAAAGAAGGAGACAAGACAAGACCATATTGGGTGACATATACACCAAAAGATATTTTAGGGTTTAGGTCTGAGATTGTAGATGGTGTAAGACAACTCACACAGTTACGTTTATTGGAACAGGTTGTTGAGCCAAATGGGAAGTATGGTGACAAGATCATTAAACAGATCAGAGTATTGGAAAGGGGCAGATATGAAATCCACAGAAAAGATGAAAAGAAGAATGAATATAAAATATTTGATGAAGGTGAAATGAGCATCAAGGACAAAATTCCGTTTGCTATTGCCTACTCAAACAGAGTTGGCTACTACGAAAGCCGTAGTCCTTTGTATGACATTGCAGAACTAAACCTCAAGCATTATCAGATACAGTCTGACTTGGACAATATCTTACATATCAGTTCTGTTCCTATGCTTGCAGTGTTTGGCTATCCAAATGCAGATGAGATAACAACAGGCCCTAATGAGGCACTATCCTTGCCACCTGAGTCTCGCATGGAATATATCAGCCCATCAGGAGATAGCTACGATAGCCAGTTCACTAGATTAAAAGATATTGCAGAACAGATTAATACATTGTCACTAGCTGCGGTGCTTGGACAGAAGTTAGTAGGAGAGTCAGCAGAGGCCAAGCGAATAGACCGATCTCAAAATGACTCAACAATGATGGTCATTGCACAGCAGATGCAAGACTTGATTGATAACTGCCTCAAGTTTCATAGCGAATATCTCAATGAACCTAATGCTGGCAGTAGCTTTGTGAATAGAGACTTTGTTAGTGCAAGACTAGAACCACAAGAGATAACATCATTGCTTACATTGTTCACTGCTGGAACTATTACTCAGGAAACTCTGTTGAATCAACTATCTGCTGGTGAGGTTTTAGGTGATGACTTTGATGTAGAGGAAGAGATTGAAGGCACACAACAGGGAGGTTTGACAGAAGTAGAGCCACCAAAAGAACCTGACGAAGAACCAGAAGAGGAGGAGGAAGAGGGAGAAGAATGATAGATGAGTATTCCAGAGGTATTTTTTAGGGAGACTATTGATCTAAATAGATATAGTAATGCTGTAGCTACCAATTTTCAGACAACTTATAACGACATAATTCTTGTTGCAGCAAAGAAACTAAAACAGTTGAACATAAGACAGGCAGAAGCTGGGGCAGGGGTTGTTGTAGCACCAGAAACAAGAAAAAGACTTAGAGCTATCATTTCACAGTCAAAAGCAAGCTTGAATACATGGTCAAAGACATCAACAAAGCAGATGATAAGGGAGATAGAAGGTTTAGCAGATGTTCAAGCTGGATTTATAGAAAATGAACTTAAGAAAGTAGTAAAATCAGGAAATATCCCCATCAACTCAGTAGCAGTCAGCCCAAAATATGCAGAATCCTTTGTAACAACAGATCCTACTCAAACAAATATTTTTACTAGCAAAGAATTTACAGAAGATGATTTTAAAAGGTTTGGACAGGGTAAATTTGAACTTACTGCAAGACAAGGGGCAATGCAGACTTTACCAAATGGAGTTACAGTCGAGAAAGCATTTAGAGGATTAGCAGAACGTCAGCAAGACTCTTTGGCAAGACATATAAGGCAGGGTGTGTTTAGTGGAGAGTCAACAGCAGAGATAGCAAGACGTATGGTAGGTAAATTAGAGTTTGGGCAAAGGGCTTTATCTTCAAGACAAAAAGCTTTAGCTGGTGGTGAGCTTACTAAGCTTGCTAATCATCAGATTAGAACTATTGTCAGAACATCTGTAAACCAAGTTCAGAATCAAGCATCACAGGCTGTTTATGCAGCAAATAGTAAAGTAGCACCAAAATACCAGTATGTTGCAACACTTGATAGCAGAACAAGTGCAGTTTGCAGGGATTTTGATGGTAAAACCTTTGCATATAACAGAGGCCCTACACCACCACAGCATTTTAATTGTCGATCCACTACTGTTCCTGTTGTTGATTTTGATGGACTGCAAAAGAAATATCCTACTCTTGAAAAGCCACCAGTAGGCAAGGCTGTTACAAGACCGAGTGCAACAGGAAGAGTTCCACAAGACACTACTTATGGTGAGTGGTTATTGAAGCAAGATAAAAAATTACAGGTCAAGACTTTAGGTAATGAAAAAAAAGTAAATTATTTTAAGCGTCTTGCAAAAAAAGAAGGTTCTGGACAGAAAGCAATAAAGAAACTTGTGCGTGATGATGACAGTGAAAGAAGTTTGAAAGATTTACAGAGGATCTATGGCAAGCCTACAAATATCAAACCGAAGCCCAAGCCAAAAGCGGTTGTAGGAACAGCTAAAGCATCTGACTTTGTTAAATCAAAGCCTCTTGAAAAACTCACTGAAAAAGAGTTGTTGGCTGATCTTAAGAAGTACAGAAAACATGAGATAAAAATACAAACAGCAAGAGGTGTAAAAAACCCATATACAGGGGCAATTGATTTCAAAATTCAATCTTTGGAGCAAGGTTTAAGTATAGAAAAAGTAGTTGATAAAGGCTCACCAATGTACAATGATTATCTTTTCTGGAAGCAAGGATTCAATAAAAGACCAGATAGAGTTAGAAATGTTCAAGCGTTGAAAGATAGAAAAGATTTAGTTAAGGGTGCTGATGGTGAAAACCTTGTTTTATATCGAGGAGTTTCTGATGACAGATGGAACGATCAGTTTAAGGGTATCGGTAAAGGAGGTGATAACTATTATGCTGGTGAAGGTTTATATGGCAATGGAACCTATGCTGCTGCTAGAAACTTTCATGGAACAAAAGCAAGTTTATCAAAGAGTACAAAAAATGCTATTGAAATAGCTGAACATTATACCCAGAGTAATGCCTTTGCACCTAAATTATCAGTTGCTGAAAAGCAAAAAAGAATTACTGCTTTTGGATTAAAAAAAGATGCAAACTTTAAAACTTGGAAAAAGGGTTCAAGTACAAAAAATTTAAAGAATGAACACGCATATCCAGATTCTGACTGGTATAAACAAACCTTTGGAAAATGGGAAGATGAAACGATTGCAAAAGCAGAAAAACTAACAGGCTATAAAATTGAGTCAGTAGGAGAAGCTTGCACCATACTTGGAATAGATGGATATCAAGTGCCTTTGCCTTTAGTAGATAAATTAGTGGAAGGTGGTTCTGAATTAATACACTTTGACGCAGATTACTGGGTGATACTCAACAGATCAGCTATAGTGGTAAGTGATACAGTTAAATTATGATTGATGATCCTTTCTTTTCAAGAGACCTTGCACAGTTAATGACAACTCTGCACTTAGATATGAAAGAAAGAAGAAAATGTATTGAAGAAGCCTCTAAAGCAAAGGACTTTAAATCTTTTGTAAAAGATATAAATGAGGGCAAAATATTTTTTAGTAAGTAATAATTATTTATCTTATAGGTCAATAGGGTGCAAGGGTGGACAAGTAGGCAAATAGTGTGTATTATATTTACAGATACAAACTTCGACAATGAACAACTTTTTCACAACATTCTTCAACGAAAAGAATTTAGACTTTCAATACTATTCTGTTGAGTCTGCTAACGGAACAACAAACCTTATTCCTTCTACTGTTGTTATTGATGCAATCAAGCATACAAAAGGACAAGAGGCAGCAAAGATCAAAGATACATTGATTAAAATTGATTTTTTTAATGGCAATATTCACAATTATTTGCAACACTTAGCTCAAGCACTAGCAAAAGATTTGTAATGCCACTGAAGAAAGGAAAGTCACAGAAGTCTATCTCTGCAAACATTAGGCTTCTGATGAAAGAGGGCAAGACATTAAAACAAGCTCAAGCAATAGCTTTATCAACTGCTAAAAAACGCAAAAGGAAGTAATATAAAGACAGCTACTTTTATTGTCATGCCTTCACACTATGGTTCAATGAAGCCCAAAGGAACAAAGAAGAAAAAGAAAGGAGGCAAAAA